GCATCTGGCGAATATATCTCCGACAACGGCTATCAGCTGCAGAAGTCTGCCAAGAATGTGTTCGACCGTAGAGCATTGCGCGACCTCGCAATGCGGCTGTACAAGAAATGGGACGACCCCCGCGCTGATGAAGCCGCTGCTGGCAAATTCAAGATGAGACCACTTTACAAGTAATGTACAATCCGCAGTTTCCACATACCCTCCGCGTAGTTCGTGAAGGTCTTGATGAGCACGGCGATCCCATCACTGATGAGAACGGCGATCCGATTCAGGGCTATTTGACGTTGACTGCAGTGGTGATGGTTGACAGCCAGCCGACTTTCGACGCGCAAGGCAACTTCATCACGGAGGAAGTGGAAAGCATCCCATTCGGTTATCGCCAGAGTTCTATGAACACGATGCGGGCCGGGGATGTGATTGTCTCCGACTACAAGATTTCGTGCCCCATCTTCCTCACTCCGCTGAATCCCGGCGATATACTGGAACTGACCGACTACGAAAAGACGTTCAGGGGCGTTGTGGTGAAGAAGGACACGTTCAATCTCGGCTCTTTGATATGGTTTGACCGCGTGAAAAACGAGTAACGGATATGGGCCTGAAAGAAGATAATGCAAGGCGTTTGCGTCAGGGATTCGCCCGCCTCCAGATGAGGAAGGACGAGACCATCGAGCGGGCGATGTATCAGATTCTGGATAAGGCACTGGATGCGTTGCACGAGGCTCACGAAAACCACGGCCACGGGATGCACCACGAAGAAGAAAATGACACTTTGGGATGGTGCTTGGTCCATAACGGACAGGTTATCGAGGCCGTGTCGCAAGCAAAGGGCAAATGGACTCCGATGGGTCGGGCTTTGGCCAGACTGCAGGAGGTAGTAGCGGAGGGTCCGAAGCTGGGTTGGTATGGAATCGTCTTGTCGGATATGGCGAATGACTGGTATCGCGTTGACTACGAGATTCAGTTCCTTCACGAATCCGCAAGTAGTGTGATTGAGAACTTCCATCAATATTTCCGCAAGGTATGAACGACTTTGACATAACTGACATCGAGACTCGCTTGAAGGAGATTGTGCGCGATGAGTTGAAGATTTCGTCAACTGTTTTCAACAACAGGCCGAAATCTGCAGACATCAGCGGCAACGACTTCTGTGTTGTCAAGGTGAACGGTGTTGTCAAAGACCGTGGGGCCTACGGCGAGTGCGATGTCTATCTCTCCCTGTTTGCGAAAGACATATCCAACCAGAAGAACGGCAAGAAGCTGTCGGTGATGTACAAGAAGCTGGTTGCTGGCCTTCCTTTCAATGATGGCCGCTACATCTTCGACGAAACGCCAAATGTGCTCGGGGACACGGCAGACGACTACGGCTTTCACGCCCGCGTAATACAACTGAATACTATCATCAAAGTTAAACAATCATAGCTATGGCTAACAACGCAACTCTTACCAAAGCGATGCTGGAGGACCTCCACAAGGGGAACGCAGCCATTTCGCTTCTGCCCTACACCAGCGGTGGTGTAGCGCTTCCGGGGTTGGATTTTCAGGGCGCAGATCAGGTGTTCACCGAACAGGACTCCTTCACTCTGGCTCCTGCCGACCCTTCCACCAACGCCTTCCGGGTTGACCAGTACGATGAGATCATCGACTTCGACTTCGAGAACGGTGACTGGGCCATCAACGGAAACATCCCGTCTTGGGCCGTCGAGGTATTCGATTACTTCTTCAACGCTGGTGAGACCATTTCCGGCGACGGAAATACCATCAAGGGTCAGGAAGGAACCGTGTACTCCGGCAAGGGCTACAAGGAGGCGAAGGAGATTGAGGTCTCTGTCCTCGTCGAATCCAAGTCCAAGAAAACGGCCATCGTTCTGGGCCACGTCAAGATTGTCGTGAATCCTCCGGCAATCGACGACCACCAGAAGCCGGGGTATGTCAAGTTCGTGGGCTACGTGCTGGCGAACGGCACTTACTCCAAGTTTGGTGTGCTGAAGGCCGCGGCCTAATCCGGCGCAAACCACTACAACCGAAGGGGGCGGGACCTAAATACCCCGTCCCCTTTTTTAATTGAATCAAGCAATGAAACAGCCCGATAAGAATGCACGGCAGGCATATCGCGAGATAGTCGCTGATGAGCCTACGACCATAGCAATAGCAGGGACGCGACGCACCGTTAAAGTGCGGGGCATCAAGCCCTACACATTAGAGTGCCTGACGAAGTTGTGGAGTGAGCGTGAAATGGCCATTCCCGATAGTTCGAGTGAGACGCTGCGCTCCGTCTGTATCGACCCCTATTTCAGCATCAAATGTGCCTGTACGATAGTTCTCAACTCGTACTGGAAGTTGCGGTTGATTTACCCGATAAAGTGGCGGATTTGGGCCTTTTTGCGGGGCTACAGCGAGGAACAGATGGAGCCCATCATCGCCGAGGGTAAAAAAAAACTTCCGCTCGAATCGTTTTGGAGGAATATGGTGTACTTGACGGATATGAGAGCGGACTGGATGAGAATGACTCAAAAGGAAGCCGAGACTTTCCAAGCCGAACAGATCTGGGCCGTGAGTCGGCTTTCGTCCAAAAATTCCCAGAATACGGTAGGCCAAGAATCTGTTTAGGCCGCTGGGAGCGGGACTGGGGCTACAGGTGCGTCTTGACGATGCCCCAAATCGAACTGATGCAAGCGGATCTGCCTCACACTCTCTACAACTTCAAAGACAATAAGCCGGACGATGAATGCGAACGGCTGAACCGGGAAGCGCTGGAGAAGGCCCGCGCCCGTCGCCGGAAGAAGGCCGAAGCCTCCGGGCCACGTGCCTACACATTGGAAGAAGTTTTTTCCGGGGCCGCTGATGAAGAAGCCCCATAGCAAGATACCACTATGGCAAAGGAAATAGACCAGCTTAATTATAAAGTCATACTTGACGATGCCGAGTTCAACGAGAAGATAACTGCCGACCTGAAAACGGCAGAAACCTTCAACACGCAGATGTCGCGGGTCCTTGACATCAAGAAGCAGATTGCGAATGTAGATGTCAAATCTGCAAAGAACGCGGAGAAGATTGCTCGGGAGCAGGCCAAGACCGCTGCCGAGGTTGCGAAGCAGCAGGAGAAGATCCGGCAGGAGCAGTCCCGCACCGAAGCCGCTGCCATTGCCTCCCAGCAGCGCCAGCGCCGCGAGATTGAGAAAACGGGCTCTGCCGCCATCATCAACGCGGAGAAGGAGCAGAAGGCCAAGTTGCAGACGGCCACGGCGCAGGAGCGTCTGAATCGCTTGCTGCAGCAGGGCAACGACACGTACCACAATCAGGGCCGACTGCTTCGTGAACTCGGAGGCTATGCCGCGGCCTATTTCAGCATCCATACTGTAGAAAGGTTTATCTCGTCGCTGGTTCGTGTCAGCGGCGAATTTGAGTTACAGCACCAGACGTTGAAGGCCATCCTGCAGGACGCTGACGGAGCCGACAAAATCTTCAACCAGTTGCAGGTGCTGGCCGTCAAGTCGCCGTTCTCCTTCTCCGACTTGACCTCTTACGCGAAGCAGTTGTCTGCTTTCTCCGTGCCGATGGAAGAACTCTACGACACGACCAAGATGCTGGCCGATGTCAGCGCTGGTCTCGGTGTCGATATGAGCCGTATCATCCTCGCGTATGGCCAAATTAGAAGCGCCAGTTTTTTGCGCGGACAGGAAGTCAGGCAGCTGACGGAAGCCGGGATTCCCATTCTGACCGAACTGGCGAAGCAGTTTGAGGAGATTGAGGGCCGGATCGTCTCCGCCGGAGAAGTCTTTGACAAGATTTCCTCTCGCGAAGTGCCGTTTGAAATGGTTGCGAAGGTCTTTAAGGATATGACCAGCGAAGGCGGCAAGTTCTACCAGATGCAGGAGGTTCAGGCCGAGACCTTGAAAGCGAAGGTGAAGAACCTCGGCGACCAGTACGACATTATGTTGTACCAGATTGGTCAGGCGCAGGACGGCCTGTTGAAGGGCAGTGTTTCTGCCATCGGCGAACTGATGTCGCATTGGCAGGCCATCGGCAGGGTGATAGTGTCCGTTGCCTCCGGCTTCGGCGCTTATGCCGCTGTGCTGGCCGCTGTTGCCATCAGGAAGAAGGCGTTGATGGCCATTGATGCCATTACTGTCATTGCGCGTCAGACCCGCGTCCTCGGCTCTTTGACAAATGCCGTCAAGTTGTACGTGAACGGACTGGAGCAGGCCGAAAAGGGAGCGAAGGCGGCGTTTGCCGGAACCATTATCGGCATCATCACAGCCGTTGCCGTCGCCATCTTCCAAGCCGTCCGTGCCGCGGGTGAACTCAACCGCGAACTGGATAAGATTACTGACGAGAAGTATTCGGAAATGAACCGTACCCTTGACGGATTCGACAAACTCGTCAATAAGCTGGAGCAGGCAACGGAAGGGTCGCAGGATTACCGCAATGCCATCCACGAACTCAACTCGAAGTACGGAGAGTATTTGCCGAACCTGCTCAACGAGAAGAACGCCTACGACGAGATTGCCCGTTCTGCAGATGCTGCCCGCATCGCCATCCAGAACAAGGCATACGCCAGCGGTATGGCCGCAGGCCGTGAGAAGATTGACAAGAAGTTCGGTGAGGACTATGCCGATGCTATGCTGAACCTCGTCAATCAGCTGCAGAGCACCGCACTCGGCTTTACGCTGAATGGAAAGACCCTCTCGGAGAATCAGGCCCGTGGCTTTGCCGAGTTTTTTGCCAAGAACGGCTATTACTCTGTTGAGGATGCGGCCCGCGCCTATTTCGGTAGCAACGCAAATTTCTCGTATTCCAAGTCTTATACTGGCCCTTACTCTGGTCCGAACTACAACGACCAGACCGTCTCCGGCCTCGCGAAGAAGTTGTACTATGCCGCGAAAGACTACAATGGTGCTATTTCCGCTCTTGACCAGAGAATGAGCGTCTTGTACTCGGCTGGTGGCGCTCAATCCGAGGCGGAAAGGGCCGGGCTGGAGAAGATTGACAACGACTACAAGGCCCGTGTCGAAGCCCTCGGCAAGCTGCAGATGTCGTCGGAGGAGTATCAGGAGAAGTTGGCGGAATACGGCCAGATGAAGATACAGGAGAC